TGCATGAACAATAGTTAAAGCATTTGACCCTTCTCTATAAACTTCTAGCTCAAGTGTAGAAAATGCTTGTCCGCCTGGAGGAGTCCAAGTAAGCGCACCTGGATAAGCAGATTGTGCGTAATCTGTAGTTCCGTCGAAAAGTGTAGCGCCTCCTCGATTAGCGTTATATGGGGTACCTGTTACGGAAGCACTATAAACTGGATCAGTGTTTGGTGGGTATGCGAAGGCACGTTGGCCAAAGTTTACGCTTGGTGTGTTTCCTGTGTCTCTCAGAGAGAACGCAAAGAAATAAGGGCCATCTGTCAAACCTGTATAAGCTGCCGTTCCAGAGTTTTGAACTGCTCCGTTCTTGTAAAAATATAGGTTGCCACCGTCGGCGTCAAAAGCAATTCCAATAACATCACCACTCGTATAGCTGCTGCCATAACTGCTGCCGCTTGAGTTGTTTATTTTTGATCCATTTTGTCCGTTGTATCCCCAACCGTTTGGATCATTCCCAACGTACTTATCGTTAGCAATTGCATGGCTATCTTTGGCAATACCAATAACTGAATCTGAATCTTTGCATGTAAACTCGCAATAGTATTTCCCAGATGACATTCCTATTGTTGAAAACACAACTTGCCAAAAACCATTTGAACCAGAATGCGTAAAATCTAAATTACCATTAGACGTTGTAATGTTTGCTTTCTTAAGAGGGTTAAGCGTGCAGTAGTTGCCTACGATTTCTCCTCCGATTCCAGTGTCTGTAGGCTCTGCCGCGTTGGTTGGGGTGTCAACTAATGAGTCGATTACTGATCCATCGGGCTTTGCCGCATAGGCTGCGTAAATGTACGTTCCACCCGATGAGTTGGTATCACCTCCGGTGCCTTTAAGCTGAAATCCATTACTTAAGAAATCAACAGAATTAGCACCCGTTGTAAATTCAGCAACGGTAGATTCGGCTTGCAACAGTTTGTCAATAGGGTTAGAACTGTCTCGCGCACTGTCGTATAGATACCAAGGACCTGATGAGTCAGACCGTTTAATTAACAGGAATTTTGGCTTAAAGCCAGTGGTAACTACAGGCCCCGTTGCAGAACCATTGCCTGAGTAGCTAGAAAATTTGGAAAATTTAACAACTTCAGACCACGCATAAGTCACAAAATTATTATTTTCCCCGTACCATCCAGTGCTTCCTGCGCTCCACACAGTAGAAGTTGGATCTGTATTGTTCCACAAAGATTGGTTAGTTTGACCCGTACTAGTATCGTTTAAATACAAAGCTTTAGTATTGCCAAGCGAAGCGTGATAAACCGTCCAATTGCCAGCGCCGGATCTATTTTTTACCAGCATAAACTTAGGTGCCGACGACAAGCCGTGACCTAGGCTCCAGCCATCAGTATCCGCACTAGAAGGGGAAGTCCAAGTTGCTACAGAAAAACCATAAGTAGTATTTGCTTTGACATTTGCTTGAATACTGCCGTCAAAGTTTGACGCCCCAGCAGTGCTGTTTGTATTAGCCTGCCCACCCATTCCGCTGTGCTGGGTGCAGTAGTAATAAAGCGTTGCAGCGCCAGAAGCAACAACAATTGTGGTTTTAGCGCCTGCACTCCCAGGCGTTCCAGTGACCGTCACGCCTGTGGTGTACTCACTGCCGCCGCCATGGGTTCCGTTAGAGGTTGTAGAGAAACGCAGCGGATGACCTGAATTACTGCTGTCCGACTGATCAAAGACATAAGTACTGCCTTCTGCTAAATCGAGCGTTACGGCACTGGCGCCAAAATCATCGAAGCGATATTTGTTGCCGCTGTCAGATACAACCTTGACGGTATAGGTTTTGTTGCTATTTGCCCCGGCGTTCCAGCACCAGGCTATAAATTGACCTCCGTTAATATTAACTGCAGGTTGTGAACCCAAGGAAAAACCATTACTGCTAAAACCAGTTAAACGGCCACTGCCTGAATATTCTGCATGAGTGGCATCACTATTTAAAACAACTTCAGCACCACGCACAACGTCGTAAAGATCATTGCTACCGTTTGCATTTCTGTTTTTTATCCAAACAAGATCTGGTTGAAATGACAAACCTGTTATATTCTGAGTGCTAGAATTTCCTGAATAAGTAACAACATCGAAACCTTGGTTAGCAGTTGCAAGGCCAGCAGTCGCAATAAGGTTGTTGGTTGTCCAGGTGTTCGAGTTACCGGATGAGTCGGTGCCCAGCGCCGCATTGCTTGATGCGTCGTCAAACTTAAGCCTGAATCCATTCGTTCCGAATGACAATCCGGATGTATCAATGGCTTGCCACACTCCGTTATCGTCAAACGCCCCAAATGATGTGGGGTCAAGCGCAGAGCCCGCAACGTAATTAAACTCCGCTAAATAAAAATCGGGGTAGTTTGATGTTCCGGTATAAGATCCAATATACCAAGTTCCTCCAGCATGAAAATTGTTGTTGGGGTAGCTTGTCGATGACATCGTTTGCTGGACGTTATTGATATAGCATTTAAATCTTTCACTAGTTGTAGCGTTACCGAGATCCAATGCTACGACGACGTGATACCACGCTGAAAAATCACGCAACTCAGCCTCAGTACTTGTGAAAAAGTTGCTCCCACTTGTGCCTCTTAAGTTAAATGTCAGCTTATCGCTAGTACCCGAATCAAAGAAAATAGTTCCATTACTGCCCCCACCAAAAATATATTGAGTCGCAGTCACTGAAGTCGGCGCAGATCGTTTTAGCCAAAACGAAAACGTCATTGTTTTCGTGTTTGAACTAGCAAAACTGCCCCTGGAAAGGTACGCACTATCTACGCTGTTAAATCTAAGCGACCTTGAAATTCCAAAAGGACCAGCCGCCCCAACAGCAGACGCCAACAGCGGTGAAGAAAGACTCCCAGGAATCGTCATGAGCCAGCCTTTACGTCGAGGTGTGCAGTAATCATAATTTTCTCGTCTGACATCACCGCATAAGCCAAGATTGTCACCGCGTTTGATGTAGCAGTGACGGTCGGAACCGTACCACCAACAAAGCGATAGTTGCTCCCATAACTCAAAGTCCTGCCGCCAGTCGAATCCTGACGAACCTCAATAAATCCTGTTTGACCTTCAACCACATTTGTTGGGTTGCCAAGCGTCCTATCGCCGCCAAGCGTGACAAGAAAATGGACGTTGGCATCCATGGAGATCGCAACCGTGGCCGCATCCGTCAGCGTCGTGATCGCGCCACGAACTCCGCCAGTAACAACCTGACCATTCGTTGTCTCAGTCGTCAGCAGATAGCTAGCAAAACCAAGGTTCCCGCTTGCGTCAGTCTTTAATGCTTGATTCGCCGTGCCATCAGCAGTCGGCAACGTAAACGTGACATTACTGGCGACAGTTGCTGCCGCCTGAAGCGCCACATAATGGCTGCTATCAGCATCAGCAAACCGCACATCAGATTGCGCGTTCAGCGTGATGTCACCCGTGAACGTTGCACCAGACGCTCCAACCAAACCAAGGTTGGTTGATGCTGTCCCAAGCGTAATAAATCCATCATTAGCCGCGTTCCTGATCTTTAACGTCGCTGGCGTCGTACTGGTGTCCAGGAAAAGCATGTGAGCGGCTGTGCCGCTTGGTGCTGTCGAACCGCTGTTGAGCGTTTGAACCGCTGCCAGGATCGTGTTCAGCTCGGTGCGAAAGTTTGCGCCTGACTGGTTAGCAAGTGAATAATCAGTTGCCTGTGCCATTAGGTGATCTCCTTACCGTGACCCACGGCCTGATAATCGATAGTCCTATTCACAATTGTACCTCCGGAATTTTTCGTGGCGATAGTAAAGCCAGTTCGGCTGACGCTAGTCAACTCAAAAAAGTCACCCGTTGCCATGTCAGTTGCCGTTACGGTCACGCTTGGCACGCTGTAGAAAGCAGACGGGAATGTAATTACCTTGGCACTTGTCGTGGTGCTGATGTTGCGTTGCTGCTCAGTTCGACGTTGCAAGCTGACCGTTACGCCAAGGCTTTCAACAACTGGATCTTGCGAGTCGTTTTCAGTCTCCATCTCCACCTTGAATTGAAAACCGCGCCCACGCTTGGTTGAGTTAGCAAATGGCTCCCATGTGCCAAACGTTGGTGAGCCACTTGGGTTGTCGTTTGTAGACCGCACATAAAGCTCAGCATTTGCAGCCGACAAGTCATCAGCGTCAATGTCGTCCCAAGTGTCGATATTGTCGTTTCGTGAATCCCAAAAATCATCAGGGTTGATCGTGCGAATTTTTAGATTTGACAAAAGTTCAACGTCGTATTTGGCGCCTAAATCAAGAGTGTTGGCAAAGGTGTAGCTGCCAACCGAGACAAGGTTGCCAAAGAAATCGATGTTGGTAACGCTGTCAAAATCAACAATGTCATCAATCAAGCCATCAGCCTGGAGCGTGATGCCGCCTTCAGTGACACTGTTAAACGCTTGCGAGAACGTACCAGGGAAACTTGGGCTTTCTGTGTAGGTCTGCACTACCTCAAGGTCCTGCGGTTCAGGTAGTTCAACCAGCACGCTTGGGATGCCTGCCAATAACGCATAATTCCCGGCAGAATCTTTGGCGCGAACTAAATAATGCCCATCTTTCAAAGGCACAATTTTTCGTGTCGTGCTGCCGTTTACAGCAGGGACAATCTTCTCGCTTTCAGCCCACTTAATTTCGCCTGTCGTTCGAGGGTTATGGCGGATCTCAACAGTGCCGCCAATCTTGACATCTAGGCTAGCTGCAACAGGCCAGTGCAGCTCTGCAGTGTGCTGATCAATTGGTGTGATGTTTAGGCTTGCAATGTTTTCAGGCGGACTGCTTTTGCCAACAGTGTTAATCGTTGCAGTGGTTGTGGCAGAGCGACGTTTGCCGGTTTGCGCTACGTCAAGCCCATAGCCAATTGCTGTAACTGAGACGGTATACGTTCCAACTTGACTATCTAAGATTTGATGCCCAGTGTTAGTGACAATATGACGTTCTGCGTTGTCACTATCCAGGAAATATTTAACCTCATATTCATTGGCCCGTGTTGACTGTTGCCAATTAACATTTACACGTTGCAGAACTTTATCGCCTTCCTCGTATAGAACTTCGCTAAGCGTTAGGTTAGTGACTGCATCTGGTTTCTCAGCAATTTGCGTTATATCTCGTGGCGTAAACGTATGCCCCTCCTCAACCACTGCATACTTTTCGCGCTCATGAGCTAACGCTGTAATTGAATAAGTCGATTCATTTTCTTCAACAGTAACAACGCGGAACAGTTGAAGCGTTAAATCTGTATACCCAATAGCAAACGGAGCGCCTGTCAATGGGGCCTTGTTTAGCGTTGAACCAGGAGTAATCGTGTTGCCTGAAATAGTCGAGCCATTAACCACCTGCATCGTTCCATCTCTTAAAACAATGTTGAGGGTGAATGTGCTTGGTGTTTGCTGACCAAACATGTCAACATCACTTCGATCAATCTTGACTGAGGTGGTCGTAGACCCATCAGCAACTCGACCGCCAACAGTTTTACCAGCACGAACAGGATCAGCAACTTTAATAAAGTCACCAGGGCGGACAATGATGCCCGCAGCCATGTCAGTCTCAAATGAGCAAACCTCACTCTCGTTGTGCGTTGTATAAAGCAACCACAATCCAAGACGGCGTGCCTGGCCTCTACTTGTGCAAGCAAAAGCCGTAACACTGTGCTTGTTATATCCGTATTTTTGGAGCGGTTTAAACGACGTTGAGCTTAGTTCAACAAGCTCTTGAGCATAGTCACGCAAATCGTTGTCAAAATATTTAACAGCCACACAAGTTGGTCTATTTTTAAGGCTTGAGCCTGAATAACTAAACCCGGCATTTGTAACGTTAGTTTGATTAAATTGATAAGCAAAATCTTCGGGGCGGTCTTGTGCGAGCGTTAGCCCACCTGACTCCCAGTAAGACATTGCTCTAAATACAGAGCACATCTCTTGAATTAATTTGTAAGAATCTTCTTGCGTCTGTAAAAGCACGTTGCAACTAAACCGTGGCTCTGTGCCACCCTTGCCATCAACCACAAGCTCACCGCAATATGCGCTTGCCTGTTGAAAACTATAAATATCTAGATTACTAGGAATATCAGTAGAGCCAAAAAAACCTCCAGCCTGATCTAATTTAAACTCTGTAGGCGTCAAGATTTGCGAGCCTAACCCATAACGAGTGTTGCTTAAAAGGTCAAAAAGAATAAAAGCAGGATCATTACACCATTCTCTGTCGGCTTTTAGCGTTCCATCAAAGACGCCGCTATAGCTTAATGAACCATCAGAACGAACAGTTGCATTGTGCGGGATGCGTACTAAAACTCCGCGAATTTTGTAACTGCGTTTTGGAATGCTTGGAAACTGTTCGGCGTCAAGCTTGAAACCAACAAGTGCGCTGTTAGGGAAACGTGTTGCCTCTTTAATTTTTTCGGTGTAGTCGTACCAAACCAAGTCATCAGTTTGGCTAATTGTATCGTCTTTATCATAGTATTCCTGACGCGTTCTTATAACACGAATATCAATCGGAAAAGATCCGTCAGGGTCTAGGATTATGACATGCCTGCGTTGATATAGATCTGGCGTAAATCCTTCTATCGTGACTTCATCTTCAAGAGTTTGGTATCCACCACCGTTGTATTGGATCTGTATTTTATACTTTATTTTTACGCCTTTCACGTCGCCATTTTTTTTGTTGCGTGTTATTGATGGCGAACCAATAGTCAAACGCACCTGATTAACATCAGTGTCAGTAATTTGCCTTGTAACAGGCGCTCCATCAGCATTGTGAGACCCGCCGCTGTGGCCGCTTGGCTCAGGCGCTCTGGGCACCTCCACTCCAACAGCAACTGTTCTTTGGTTTAAATCCCCAACATTGCTTAAAAAACTTTGGTCTTGCCTGCCTCTACGCAATTCAACAATTGCGTCACTCATGTCAAAATTAAGCTGCTCAACAATGTTGGCATCAGTAAGTTTTGAATTTTGAGTTACGTTTGCAGCCGCTCCAAGGACAGGGGTGTTATTAAAATAAATATCTTTTAGGGCGGCAACAGTGTAACCATCTGAAGCCTTATTAAGGCCAGCTGCAGACGGGAAACCCTCAATAGTGCCTTCGCTTAATAAATCAATTAGACGAACAACCTGTACCGAATCTAAATTGTCTTTTGCCATTCCTAGAGTTCCTCCACGTTAAGGCCAGCAGAAATTACAACGCTGCCAACAAGAACCTCACCGTAGGCAACTGGGACAGGAACGCCTTCTCTCCCAACGTTTTGGACACCAGAAAAGCTGAAATTGTTGCGTGGATCGTTGTCCCCGTCAGGGCCTGTTGGCACAGGCGTAAGCAATTGCGCTGTTCCAGCAAGAACCAAAGCAAGACCAATGTTCCCAGCTAATGCAGCAGCAGCGCCTCCCACAATGGCAGTTCCAGAGCTAACTCCAACAACTGCACCTGAAGCGAAACCACTTAAACCAAGCGTTGCTCCGCCAGAGACAAGCGCCAAGCCAATCAACGCGGCACCAAGCAATATGCTGCCTCCACCTCTTTCAAAAAAACCGCCGCCGCCGCCGCCAGCACCAGATACAACCGGAATAATGCTGATGTCATCAGTTTGCCCAACCGGATAACTCAACTGTTCAGGATGATTTGCTAGCTGCAAATCGTGCCGTCCTACTGCAACCTTGTAATACCCATCGCGCATTAACCCACGCAGCTCAGGGAAATTACACAGCAAAAACTTCATTGCCTCTGCTGGTGTACGCACTAATGCCTCAAACGTGCTTTGGCCGAGATGCTCTGCCAAGTGCCCGTAAACCTTGACCTTGCGGAGCATCGCCTGTTAACCGCTGTATCGCACAATTCTACCGGTGACTCCCTGCCAATAACCATCCCAATAATCGCGTGACGACAGCCTGTTTTGCAATTGATGCAGCATTTTGCCTTCTCCGATATAGACCGCCACATGATTCAAGCCTGGCGAACCGTCAAGCTTCATGAACAACAAATCACCTTTTTGTGGTTCTTGCGAGGCAGCCTCAACAAAACCTGTCTCAACAAAACAATCTTCAAACAACGGTGACTGCCTAAAAGCATCGTGGCTGGTTGGCCGCGACCAATCACGCAACTTGATCCCGAGCTTCTGTTTATACCAGTCGCGAACAAGAGTCCAGCAATCGGAAACGCCCCACACCCATTCACGACCAACTAGCGGGGCCTCGTAACCAGATGGCTCAATTTGACACCAAGCACCATCTAACAAACTGACAATGTGCCAAGGCAAACCAAACTGTTCGCACGCCATCTTGTCCGCTTCACTCGCAACCGCAGGTGTACTGGGATGGCTGTGAACAACAGCAAGGATTGCCCCAGCGTCCTCAGCGTTGGCATAGTCAAGCGGATCAAGTACAAAAAAATTGTCTTCTGTCGAAATGTTTTTGCACGGCCAATAACGCTTACGACCCTTTGTGACAACAACAAGCCCGCAAGCTTCACGCGGTGCTTCTGTTGCCGCATGATCGGCCGCGACCTGTTGCCAAGCCTCAATCAATTGTTTAAGCCCAAAGCAGGGAACGATCCAAACGGCAAGCCACCATGCGCATCACCGTCAGGGAACCGTAAGCGACAATCACGGACGCGCTTACCGCATGTGCCAGAAACATTCACTGACGTAGTTGTTCCCGCAACAATTTTGGGCTCATCTGTAGTGGATGGGTTTCCAGAAGTCCAAACGACATTTGAGCCGTCAGAGTCTTCAAGCTGCAAAAGTCCAGCGCCTCTAAGCCTTAACCGCTTGTTGTTCCAACCAGTGCTTGAAATGACAAAATAAGCACCAGCTTCCGTCAGCGTTCCTTCTGTTGGATGGTTAGCCCTGTGCGGATTGCCAGAAGAAAGATTGAGTTTGGCGACAAACTCATAACTGTCTCTCCAAAAACCTGTTGCGCTGTTTACAGATGTTGAGACAATATTCCCCCAAACAAAACCAGTCCAATTAGGGTTTCCATGTGTGTAATGAGATGTACCCGCGGGCAACTCATACGACTTTAAATTAAATGTGATATTTACAGACCTTGCGCCCCCTCCTATTGGGTCCGTGTCACTAAAAGTTCTAGACACAGTTGTGGTTTGATTCGCAGCAGTAGGACTACTGCCAACCAATTCCCAAGTAAAACCTCCCGATCGCCCAACATAAACATCATCAGGCCACCATTGTTTAACGCCATCGACAGTGAGCCAAGTGAGATCAGTAAGAGGGGCTAAGCGAAAAGTGTTAGATACCCAAACAACAGAACCGTTGGCGTAATCAGTCCTGGCTAAATCTCTGTTATATAAAATTATATTGCCGTTAGATACGACTAATTCATAACCATTTGTGTTAAGGCCAGGACCTCTGGTTGTTTGCCAAAGAGTTTCATCTGACTTGCTCTTTAGCACTAAATTCCCAACGTTATTTACTATTAATCTATACCAGCCATTTGTTGAAACAAGTTCATCACCCTGGTCTGATCTTAAGCTGCCGCTTGTAGTAAGAAGATGTGCGTTTGAGCTGTAACTAAAATTAGGGGCAGCGACTGCGCTAATTGAAACACCCTCGACCGTAAATTCATCTGCTCCGCTATACCCGCACTCTTTGCCTTTGTATTCCCACTGACATAGATTTTGCATCGCAAGACGACGCGGCACCTTTACTCCGCCCAAGTCAAGAGAAGACACAAGTTCAAACTCAACAAAGTCACGGTTTTCCGCCACCTTGCGATCGATGTAGTAAACCTCTTTTGGCAGTTGAGCACTTGCTGATGAGTCTGGATTGCCATAAGGATTTTGACCGTTTTGCCAGTTTTCACCATCAAGAAATTTGCTCAGGGTACGAATCCGCGTAACCTGTGCTCCGTTTAAATCATTGCCTGGCGTGATCTGGTTGATGCCAAGCAACAAGCCTGTGACCTGGCTTTGCAGGTTTGCAATTCT